TAAGAAGCAGAAATAGCGGAGTTGGCAGTATTAGCATTACTAGCACTGGTAGCGAAATTGGCAGTTGCAGCATTACCTGCGTTAGCAGCGTAAGCGGCATAAGATGCTGAAACGACAGCTGAACCTGATCCTGCTGTAGTAGCAAATTCTACAATTGTTTCAGTAGCTCCTACTTTTTGCTTCATAAAGGCTCTACCATCATAAGTATTAAGAGCCATTTCACCCAGTTCTAACTGTGGGGTAGTAGGGATATTGCCAGGAACGCCACTGCGTTTTAATTTAATGTTTACTGCCATATTTATGGATCCTTTATTGAGTATGTACTCGGATTCTGCGACTTATGTAAGCCACATATAAATATGAACTAAAATGAACCTCCGTCTACTGGGTTGCCTTCTAATGAACCTGTTATTGGGGCATTTCCGTTTGTGATGAATACGGAGCCTGAAGATATAACAGCAAATGAGCTTGTTGTTTGCTGTAGGAATGTTGATGAACCAGACACAACGAAATTACTACCAGTTACAGTTAATACACTGCCTGAAAATTTTAGTGGTACTAATATTTGTTCTAGTCTAATGCGAGCCATTATGTAAATTTACCTGTTGATGTAACTTCGTCTGTTGATATTAATGTATATCCTAATTCTGCTGTATTAACATTTAATATAAGATTACCACTACCATCTGTTCCAAATCCAGAAATAGCGTTTTGAGTTAATCCAATTCCATTTATAAAGAATGTAAAATTAGTTACTGATGTAGGTGGTAATTGTGAACCTGCTGATGGTTCTAAAAATGAAGTACCATTAAATGTTGCTGTGCTTGTTGTTACTATATTTGCAATTTTAGTAATGTTTGTTGATATATAATCTAAATCTTCTGGTGTTAAACCAGTATAGCTTTGATATTCATTTGTTACGTTAATACCATCACCAACAAATGAAGACATCATTAATGATTGACCTGATATAAATGGTGATGGAGCACTAAAGGTTGATATATCACCTGTACCACTACCAATAAACGATGTTGCTCCAGTACTTTGCGCTGATGCTATTTGTGATGATGCTTTAAATCCTGAATTTACATTTTCAACAGTTTCTAAACCAAATACTACCTGAGCAGCTGAATAATGCATTCCAGAATCAGCAAGATGTCTATTGATACTATCAGAAATTAAATAACCATTTACTTTTAAAGTAATAGTAGTTACTGCAGCTCTGTCTTCACCAGTGTTTATAATGTTTGTTGTTGCAAGTGAATCTAATGATGTTCTAAAATGAAATCTATTCTCATCACCCCAATATGAGTCAGAAGCAAATTCTATCGCTTCAATAATTTTATTGTTTTGTTCTACGTAGTTTGTAAATATAGAAACGGTATATGTTACTGTTACATAATCCGGTACAACAGAAACATAATATTGTTTTGATGGTATTCTATTATTTAAAATAGAAAATTTATCATATTGATTTCTTTGATTGTATCTAGTTTCAAATACTTGAAACAGTGATGCTAAGTTACCATCTATTTTATTACCTAAGCTACGATTTTTTTCAACGTTATCTCTCTTATACATGATAAGAGGTAAAACCAATTTACCATTACCATCTCTATAATAACCATCAGCTTGAACTGATTTCCAGCGTTCTGGAGAACCATACATGATAGGAACATTTACTCTTTGCCCATCTTGTACTACTGATGGTTTGATTACATTATCAAAATAATATTTAATAGCATAATCAATATCTTCTAAGCCAATAGAAATATCCTTTACCTTATCTATTTTGCGACTAGTTTGTAGCGCTCTATTCTGATGTCTCTGAGATATAGAGTCACTAGTAGGTTTACCTTGATTTAAATAGGCATTTCCTATAGCTTGCTGAGTGATTTCAGATTGATTTTTAGGTATAGGTTTTCTATCTCTCATTATTTAGATTTATTTTGCAATTCAATCATTTTTTCTAAAGCATAAATCATTTGACTAACTTTAGTTAAATTAGTATTAATACCTTTAGCTACTTTAGCTATATCTTCATTAGATGAAAATCCAAATGGTTGAAATTCTTTACGCATTCTAATAGTTTGTCTGCGAAGAGTTTCAAATGCAGGTAAGTAAGTTACATCACTAGCACTAGCTCCTGTTTCAGGATCAATTGTAGCTTTACCTAATTTAAAACCTTTTTGCATTAAATCTTTTTCAGGAGCATCACCTGGTTCTTCTCCTGGAATGTAAATATTTGTTGGTTTTTCTAGCTCTAATAAGTCTCTTAACTTTATCATAATATTATTTTAATAAGACCCCACTTTAATAATTGTATTATATCTAGGTATAAACTGTAATAAACCAGATATTCTGTTTTTAGTTACAGCATCAATACCAATTTCTTTAATTGCTGTTTTTGCATCACCTTTACCAATATATTTTAATTTCAATAATGAATACTCGTATGCTTTTGTTGCTTTAGTATTTAAAAAGTCACTTTGCTCAATAGTAACAACCACAACACCACTTAACGCTCTAATCTCATTATAAATTTCAACCTTATTTTCGTCGGCTGCTGTTTTAATAAGAATATCACATTTAAAAATAGTAATATCTTCGTTCAATATCATTTTACCTAATAATCCCATTATGTACTATATTTTATTAAGTTTAATTTACTTGTTCTTGTTAAATAAGCAGATATTACATATGTTACAATATAACCTGGAGTTCCTAATGAAGATATTGTTCCTGGTATTGTAATAAATTGTCTATCTATACTACTTACTTCATAGTATTTTTCTTGTTCCATAAATATATCACCTACTTCTGGTGTCATATTAACAGATGCAGAGGCAAAAATATCTATAGGTACTGTTATTGTTACTATTTGTGAAACATCAACACCATATTCAGTATCTGTATTAGTAATAGCGCCTCTATCTATAAAGCATCTAACTTCATATAGGGGATAATACCACTTTTCTGTAGACTCACCATAAATATTTGTCTTAGTATTATATAAATCTATTTTATAATAAAAAACTTTAGCGTTTGCTGCCGTTGCTAATGAACTACCTTGATAACTACCTGTTAATGGGGGTGAGGTTGGAATTGGTGGTGTTGGAGATGGTGATGGAGGGGGTGGGGGTGGTGATGGTGATGGGGGAGGTGTTGGTATAGGTGTTCGGATAGGTGTTGCTGTAGGTGTAACTAGTCTAAATAGAGTGCCCATTTTAAATATTTTTTATTACAATATGTAAATTGGTAAAGGAACTTGTTGTAATGTATCACGAGTAAATCCAGACTCTATTTGTTTACGTTCTAATTGTCCTCTACGTGAAACTTCATTTAACATTTCTTTAAGTTCAATAATAAGATCTTCTTTTTCTTTTCTAGATGATGTTAATAATTCAGCACCTTTAGGCATTGATATATTACCTGAAGTAAAGAAATCATTTTGTGATTTAATTTCTCCTTCTATTTCTTTACAAATAGCAGCTGTATATTTAAAGCACCATAATCTACCAACAGTATTAATGTTCATATAAAGTGGGTTTCTATAAGGAACATTCATTATGTCAGTAACAACGTTTGTTCTATTATCTCTAACAACTTTACTTTTTTGACTTAATTTTACATACTCAAAATGATAATTTCTATCTTGATGAGGAACAGGAAATATTCTTAATTGGTTGTTTACTAAATCAAATGAATAAGCTGATTTTCTGATTTGGTCATTTAATTCAATTGCTTGGAGTTTCATTGCATCAAACGATATAGGCATCAACATAAAGTTAATACCAGGAGAGAATTGACCAAATCCAAATGATTCAAGTAATGATTGAATACCAGTACCTGTACCAGCGTATGGATCAAAGTAACGAGCAATTGCTGGTGATTCTTCATAAAATACTCTTCTAATTTCAATACTATCACTTCCACTTAATGAGGCAGAAGCAGCAGCCCAAGCATTTAAATCATAATCTTGAACTCCAGCTATTGTTTTTAGTACACCTTTTTTTACTTCATAATTACCACCTACTCCAGCTTCAGCACCATAATCACTAGCAATACGAGATGTAATTGTAGTTAAGTTATTACTTATTAACTTATCGTTTAATCCTGGGTCGAAGTTAGATTGAATATATGTTGTAGGGATTGTAAGGCTACCACTAAATAAACTTGATCCTCCTTCAACTAATTGTTGAGTAGGGAAATAATATATAAATGTATTACCTTCTGCTATTTCATAATTTGAACCTGATGTTACATTTGAAAATATAGAAGTATTATTTACTTTATAATTTGAAATATTATAATATGATAAAGAAGAAGTAAATGATAATATTGTAGGTGTTGATCCTGTTGTTACAGCTACTGCTGTACCAAAAGTGCCTAAAGAAACATTAGTTATTTTATTAGCAATATTTTGTGCTGTAAGTGCTGATGTGCTTCCTGTAGGTATATAGAAAGTAGTTGCAGTATCTGTTTCAGAAGATGCTGTTATTTTAAATTGTATTTTAACTGTATTACTACCTGTTATTGAGAATATACTATCAGCTGCTGTATAAGTACCAAAGTCATAAGAACCACTATTAATGTTATAATAAGGAGTTACAACAGTAGGTCCACCAATTCTATTAAATTGGTTATTATTAAGTCCATTTAAGTTTATATCGCCAAATACTGCACTAGGATAAGGAGATGTGAATCCAAATGATTTAATATAGTCAAAATCAGGAGCAATATAATCTGCTACTGATGAAGATATTACCCAAACTTCATTATCTACTACTGATTGGGAATATGCTTGATTAAATTCAATTTCTCTCCAATTTGCTGGTCTGGATTTAGACCAGGTTACTGGTGATCCAACATCATCACTAACAACAAAAGTGCTAGTATTACTTAATAGAGGTAAGGTATCACCACCCTCCATATTAATATAGTTATCTCTAATTTTATATTGGTAAACTAAATTACCATAAGTAGTAACGGCTTCTTCAAAAGCAGCATAAACAGTTAAATCGCTAATGTTAGTTTCAACTTTACCTAAGCCAATACCTAAGCGCTGCGCTACAAAACGACACACACTTTGAGCATCCGAAGAAAATTCTGTATCATTATCGTAATATCCAAATGGAGTATTACCTTTTACTGGTGATAAGTAGGTAACGCTGCCAAAGTATTGGTCATATAGACCTTTTAAATTATTCGCCATTATTTAAGTAGTATTTAACACGTATAAATATTGGATAATTGTTATTTTCCATATTCGTATTCGAGTATTTTACCCACTAAATCGGAACGGTGGTTCTCCTTCAGCTTAATCCACTTAATTTCCTCGATTTTTTTGGATAATTCGATAGCGTAACTTAAGCCGTTGATTTCGCCTGTTAATGATTTGATATCGGTTTGTTCATTATCGCCGTTAATGACAATTTTACCGCTTTTACCTAAGCGTGTCAATATGGCTAGCATTTCACCTTTAGTTAAGTTTTGTGCCTCCTCGACTATCAGAATATCGTCAATGGTTTTACCACGGATGAACTGAACTGGTAATGCTTTAACTTTACCATCTTCTATTAGTTTAGGTACTTCGTTTTTATCTGAACAGCATTTAATTAGATTTTCAATTAATGCTTCCATGTATGGGTCGAATTTTTCACTTAAAGCACCAGGTAAAAATCCTAAACTTTTACCAACCTCAATGGCGGCTCGTGTGTTGTAAATACAACTAATCTGTTTTTTCTTAAGAAAATCTAAGGCGGCTTGAGCACATACTAATGATTTACCACTACCTGCTCTACCAGTAACAATAACAATTTGATTTTCAACTATTAACCTTTTTGCTTCTTTTTGCTCTTCGTTTAACTGTAACGCGTTTATAGACTTAATTTCGCTTTTTCTCTCGCGATTAGGTTCTCTCATGTATAACGATTTAGTTACCAATACATATGCAAAAAGAGACCCGAGCTTGCGCTCGAGTCTCAATTTATAGCCTTACGGGGCTAATTATATTGGATTAATACTAGATAGTATTCAAACCAGATACATAGATCTTACCATAGTAATCAGGACGGATCATTTTCTTCGCGTAACGAGTCATAAGACCTTTACGTGGAGTAAATGTAGATGGATCGTATAACAATGGAGTCATGATTAATGGAACATATGGAGCAAATACAGCACCACACTCTAAGAATTGAGCACCTTTGTAACCCATTAAGATTACGTTCTCAGTCATGTAAGGGTTTTTGTAAACCTTGTAACGACTGTTTAAAGAA